AGCTGAGATATCTTTCCAAACTTTATCTAACTCCTTACCCTTCAACCCCTTAGACTTGAGAACTTTTTCAAGGTACTTATTTTTAACTTGGTAAGAACCGGATAAGGTCTTGTGAGTATAGCAATTAGCCCTATAAGGCTCAATACTAGGGGAAGTGCCACTGCATATAATACCACTACTAGCGTTAGGAGCAATAGCCATGAGGTTAGCGTTACGCTTACCTGACCCATGTATGTCAGGAGCTTCTCCCCTTTGAATAGCCAACTCTTTAGTGGCTTCATTTGCTCTAGTGTTGATATAAAGAAATGCTTTATAGTTGAAGCCAGTAGCAAAGATTCCTTCAAAAGGAATGTTCCTGCTTTGTAAGTACGCATGAAAGCCCATTGCACCAAGTCCGAGACTTCTCTCTCTATATGCCGAATACGCAGACTTAGTAAATCCTTCTTTACCTTCTCTAACGTACTTCTGAAATCTTTTAAAGTTTGCACTGTATTCTCCTAACTGTGTTGTGTCTATTGCATTGTCAATGTAGTGCTGTAATACATTATCAAGCATGGTTATTAAATCTTGTATAAAGTTATCATCCTTTGACCAAGCATCAAAGTGTTCTAAGTTTACAGATGATAAACAACATACTGCTGTTCGTTCTTCGTCTGTTGGTAAAGTAATTTCTGAACATAGGTTACTCTGTCTAATCTTAAGACCTAAATCTTTCTGTGCTTTAGGTAAATATTTATTACAGGTATCTATGTTTATCATGTAAGGTTCGCCTGTCTCTGCCCTAGCATGAATTATTTGCCACCATAAATCTCTAGCGTTTACTATCTTAACTGCCTCTTTAGATTTAGGGTCAATCAATCTCCAGTCTTCATCCTTTTCTACTGCTTCAAGGAATGAGTCAGTAATATTTATACCATTATGTATATTAAGATTCTTTCTGTTGATGTCTCCACCTGATTCTTTTCTCATGTTTATAAACTCTTCAATCTCTGGATGGCTTATATCCATGTAAGCTGCATAGCTACCACGTCTTGTTGTGCCTTGATTGAAGGCTAACATCTGTGAATCAACTACGTGCATGAAAGGAATTGAACCAGTAGAACGACTGCCATGAGTAGTTGAAATACCGTTGCTCCTAATATCGCCCCAATATCCACCGATGCCTCCACCTGAACTTGCCAACCAAATGTTCTCGTCATAGTGAGAAGATAGACCACCCCTGCTGTCAGGAACATAATTGAGGAAACAACTGATAGGAAGCCCACGAGTTGTACCCCCGTTACTAAGTATAGGAGTGCTAAACATGAACCAACGAGAGGAACTGTAGTTATAAAGTCTCTGAGCAAGTTCAAAATCTGTCTCACCTTTGAAGGTTGCTCCGAAGACGGAGGCTCTTGCGAATGCTTCTTGTGCATGTGTTTCATTCTCCCAAAGATATCTATCTTTTAGTGTATCAAGACTAAACTTATCAAATGTTTTTTCTTTGTCGTAGTCTATTTCAATTCCTAAGTAAGGCTTAGTTCCTATCTTGTCTTCAATCATTATTTTCTTCCTTGTTATTTACATATAAAGCTATTATAGTATAGTGCATAATCTTCATAAGGTCTTGATTAGATTTACCGTTCTTCTTACCAAACCTCATAGCGTATTTCATAATATTACCAATACAAAATCCTTCTCCGTATCCTGAATCAATTATCATATCTGTTGCTTGGTACTTACCATTAGCATAGTGTTGGTCATATGTATTACCAATATATGCTTTGACCTCGTTTAAAATTTTATCTTCATTAAATTTATAGTTCACTTTTCCATTCCTTTGGTAGTGTATCTTCACTATACCATGTAAAATTATTTGTCTCTGCCCATTCAGCATGAGTTCTTTTTGTTTTATCTTTCCTTATTTTAGCACCAGGCATAGGAGAGAAGGGTTTCTGAAATAAGAATACCAACTCATAGTTTTTAGGTATTGCTTCTCTTATGTGTATGTACTTACTATATTCTGCATAGTCCCAGAACCTACCTTTAGCTTCTAGTAAAATTGTTTTACCATCTATAACTTTTACAAAGTCAGGTTCGTATTTATGTTTAACAACATAGTTAATGTTATCCCAATGATGTTTCCATTCTTGTAGTACAGTCTCATGTAGAGTTGCTTCCCATAAACTGTCATACCCTTTAGGCACACCAATCTTCTTTGGTCTAGGTTTTCTTGGTACTCTTCTAGGCATTTAGTTCTTCTAAATGAAAGTTAGGATTTTGTTTTACTTTCTTGTAGAACCACCTAAGACTATAAGCACTTATCATAAATCTATTGTTAGCATAAATATGTGTTTGCTCTGGTAGAAACTCATGTAAGTTTTTCTTGTTAATCTTACTAGCATCTTCTCCTTCTGGAGTCATGCTTTGAATCCAACCTATAAGTAATCCTTCAGCTTTACGCCTTAATAGTTTTGATTTTTTACCACTCATATTTGTGTTACCTCTATAACATTAGGGACTTTAGGTACTTGAGTTAAGTATCTATTTCCGTTTGAATATTTAAATACTCTTAATCCTTTACCTTCGTTAGCATCTTTGTGACACTCAAACTTATGTCTGCAATATACACAACCTTTAGGTAGTTGCATGTTGCCAGACTTACCATCAGGTATAGGATTATAACATCTTTCTGGTGGTGTCTTAAGCTTAACAGCTTTCTTAACACTACTTATTTTCTTTTTGATATTTGGTTTATCAAAGTCATCTGGTCTAAACATAGCTAACTCTCCAGACTCTTTATTAAGAGCTAGGAATCCACCATTGTTTGTACCTTCTGCTTCTTCATAACCTGCAAGTTGAGCCATGTATCCGAATGCATCTTGCTCTGCCAGTGTACCATCTTTAAATTTCTTAAAGGCAAATCCTGAAGCAGTCTTAACATCAACAACCTCTCCATCAATAACACAGTCCATGTGTCCTTTTATTCCAGAAACTGTTATCTCTTTCTGTTCGCTTGTTACTTCATGTCCGGATAACTTAACTAGAAATAAAACTATCTCTTCAAGCAAATGTCCGTATAAGAACTTAATGAATAACGAGGGAGGCATTCTTTCAGGACTACCTTCTGACTTCATATCATACCACAACTGTCTTTCTTTCCTACCTATGTTAGACATTCTAAGTGCAGGTTTACCACGAGGAGTAGGATGAGACCAATCATAAAGAATCTGTTTCATTGATTCTCCAAACTGCTCTATTGTGTCTTCATCTAAGTCGATGTGTTTATTATCAGCCAGTACGCCTATCTTATTATAGATGTCTTCTACTAATGTGTCAAGTGTTTTCTTTTTATTTGTCATATTATTCTCTGTGTTTTACGAACTTAAGTTTACGAGTTTCAGCATTAAACATTAACAACTGTACTCCTACTTTAACTTGTTCTGTAGTTCTACCTGTACATTTAGTTAAATTATTACCTGTCTTCTTATGTAGTTGGGGCTGTGCTGTTTTAACATCTATTAATGTAGTATCTCCGTCTTTAAGAGCTACTAAATCTGCAAGACCTGTACACCCACAATTTTTAAATACTTCATAGCCATTATCCCATAACCAAGTTACTGCATAGAACTCAGCCATGTCTCCTTTTCTACTATCGCAGTGTTTATTATTCTGATTCATCTTTAATTCCTTTTTCTTCGTATAGATTTTTATAAAAATTACCAACTTTTAATATCTCACTTGGGGTTGCTGAATTTTTTATAGTGTTTGCAAGACTAGAAACAACAATACAATTATCTAATATATATCCTTTAGAGTTATCTATCCTGTCTATTGTAGGAGAATTTTTCCAGTCTTCTCTACCATGAACTAATTTAATATTAAGAACTGGACATACTTCCGGAAAGTGTATTTCTTTTTTTACTAAATTAAAATCCATATTTTTTTTCTTGGCTCTTGTTTTTGCATCATAAACCATACTTGCTTTGAGATACCTGTGATTGTTATCTCTGTAATACTTATTATAACATGTCCTACACTCAGCTCTTAACCTACCTTTCTCTCTTTTAGAGAAGAACTCTTCAGTATATTCTTTTTCTATACCGCATTTAGTACAAGCTTTAGTG